ATGCACATATTTGTAACGAACATTCCTTTGTCGTCATGCTCGCCGGAGTAAGTTCCTATGTTTTGCGTACGTTCATTACCCAGGGCAATGTCATCATCATTCCGATTGGGAGGAGACATGCTTTCTGTGTAATAATAATCAAAGTAATCAGCGTAATCTTTGTATATTTGGTGAAGTGAGTTGGTAAAACTTATTTTGTCGGAGTTCCATGTTGATGGATTATCCTTTATGTCGCTATACCTAACGATATCCCAGTAGCCAATCCACTCAGGGCCCTGGTTAATGTTTATATCGTGCAGAGGCCTTGATTGATCCCAAACTACGCGAGTCGGATGGGGAGTCTTTAACTTAACCCCTCCTTTTTCAGTGTAACTTTCCAGTTTCTTATCTCCCGTAAGTTCATCTTCTGTCTCACGCCACTGGACTTCCTCAGTCCACGAAGTTTCGGGAAACGCAACACTATGACCGTACATGAACATTTGACGGATAACCTGCTCCCAAAGATGCCTATACCCGAACTGATCAGTCATCATCTCAACTCTTTGAGAAAGAACGTCAGCACGCACTTTATCCTCCATAGCGGTGCTTCTTGCCTCATATTTAAAATATGGATACAGATTACTAAATCGGTGGACTTGAGCGGCAACCCTTCTGGTTACATATGAGCGGATTAGGTTAACGCTTACCTCGTAAAGCTTTAAGGTATTAATACTTTTTATCTCTCCTACGTCATCTTTTTCGCAAAATTGATCAGCGATATCAAGGTCTGTGAGGTTTTTACCGCACTGCTCGACGGTAATTTTGCCCTGTGCATACTGTAATAACGGTATGGTGGCTTTATTGATTGGCAGGCTGTCCCAGGCTATGTCAACGGACATGTATAGCTTTGAATTCTTAACTGAGTGGCGAACGCCTTCCAGTATTCTGGACTGGATTAAATCCTGAAATCTTTCCCTTACCTCAAGGTGCTTACCCTTTTCTGACGTAAATATCTCCCTAAGCTTCGCCTGCGTGCAACCAAAGCGCTCTAAAATCTCTAAACTGACCATTTAATCTCCTCCAGTAAAATTGAATAAACCATTTATTGAATCAGGTATGTAATCCCCCATATATTGTTTTTCTATAACCGTGAGAAGTATGCATACCGAAAGTGGGAGACGCCTGGTCTTGGTGATCTTTTGGTCGAGGTTCTTTACCCCAACTAATGCACCAATCTCCGTATAAGTCATACGAAGAAAAGAACACATGCGTTCTATCCTTTTTTGATTCCAAGCTTTACGAAGTCCCAGATTTTCGTAATGGCACTCGATAAGTAAAGAAGCAGAAGTTTCGCGGCATTCACGACTCTCAACTTTCTCCTTCTTCCTCCTCGTCTTCCTCCTCATCGTCAGAACTGGATTCACCTATTCCTGTAATTGAAACTATATTTTCAAGTGGCAGGGATACCCGGTTGGATGAAAGCTCACTGATTGTACACTCAGACACAACCCTCACTTTATCACCAACCTCCATGCCATCGAAATCTTCTACAATTTCAGGATTTGCCTTCGCGTCGATTGTAAGAATACTTTCCATAAAATTGTAACTTAGGATTTATTGTAACTAAAATCAAGCTAAAATCCACCGAGATCCATAATTTCGGTTGAGCGAGATTCACCCACGCTTACATAATGGTTGGATTCATTGTACATAATGGGGTAAGTCATCGCATCGAATGCGTGTAGGTAAATGCTTCTCTTGGGTTTGAAGGATATATTCGGGTCGTATGTTTTGCCAGGTTTCTCGGATACCAAGTTGCGAAACATTTTTACAACTGCAGTACATTGAGCGGACACATAAATCTCTTCGCTTTGGAGTTTAGAAATTGTCAGGCGGACTCTTGCCTCAACTGACCCGCTAAATTTTGGTGCAGCTTTCATTCTAATCGGGTTTAGTTTAAATGTGTCACTTTTTGCTCTAGATATCTCCTCGATGTCCTTTACATCATAACTGCCCGTCTTGGCCCGATATTGATTAAATGCTGAGTTATCTGAGATGTGTATGAATTGAAAGTCATGACTCATCTTCCTGTTCCAGGATGACATTTTTCTCATCACGAGTGGTATCATGTTTATGTACGGGAGTTTCTTATTTATAACCACAAACTCATCAAATACTGTCCAGATTGTTTTATCGACACCAGGTAATGCCTGCATGAAGATTATAGCATTGTTTACGGCACCAGGGTCCCATCCCATTATTATCGGGAACTTTGTGTTTGGGAGTATTGTGTTTTTTGCGTCCCCTTTCAGGTGAATTGTTTTATTGAAGTAAGGGCCGAAGATTGCATCTCCTGCAGGGCGATCTACCCACTCACCCCTTATCATCCTAGCCTCCTCCACCTTGTCCGTTTTTACCGCCTCAAGAATCCTTTTATAATAACCGGGTGGCAGGTTTTTTTCATTTTCTTTGATCGGGACATGGTAAACCGAATAATCATCGTTCCACACTTTCTCCCCATCCACCTCATCCCATGGCTCTTCAAAAAATCTTTTGTAAACCCAGTGACTCGGGCCGTCAGGGTTGCAGGCCGCCAGGTATTGCTGGGGGCCGTCAATTCCCTGGCGTCGCCCTAACTGCTGCACAACCGCATTAAAGTAATCAGCGGTATCCAAGTTGGTAAGCTCATCCACGAAAACCAAACTGGGCTCAAATCCTTTTACTCGATCCTTGATAAATGCTCCGTACGGAACTGAAATTAAGACTACCTTTGAGTAGCCACCAAATCTATTTTCTATGTCGATGTATAGGTTCTTTTGCGTGTCCTGCCTTTCATCAGTGTGATGAAGATTGATGCCCTGCTTCCATTCAGGCAATATCTCGACCTGAAGCTTATGCCAAACTCCACCAAGTGTAGCCTGAGACCTGACGCCAACAATTATAAGCGCCAAAGCGTTAAAGTTTTCGTAGCAGTGGCGAACTAACTTATGACCACCAAGAGAAAAAGTCTTACCAGATCCCCGCTCTCCGTAGGCCAGAATGTAATTACTTGAGTCATCAAATATTTTTTGCTGAGTGGGGCTAAGGGATGGTGCCCAAGTAACGGTTTCTTTTGCTTCTTCGGTTTCATTCTCAATAATTTCAGCAAAACGATCAGCTAAAACTTTGTGCTTAAGTTTCTTCATGCTTGGCCTTATCAATTAGTGCAGTAAAAGCCGTCTTTTTCTTTGTTCCTTCTTTTTCCTTTTGGTCATACAATCGTAGTTGGAACTCCAAGCCTTTTAGTAATCGATCATGAAATTTACCCTGCTGTTCGCAAGCCTGGACAAGCAGTCTTGTTTTTAGGGCTTTTTCTTCAATATCCATCGTAGGGTCTTGAAGTTCTTCTTTAATTTGTTCGGTTACTTCAAATAGTGAGAGGTTTTGCCTTATGTTGATTTTTTGGGTCATCCTTAAAGCTTCGGCCATGAGTAGACCGACTGAATCATCAAACTCCTTAAATACATCCAGTTTTTTTATGTTATCCGGATTGAATAGCATAGTATTGATGTCACGCTCAAATGCCTCTCGCCCATTTTTTTCAAGCGCTTTGACCATTCTCTTTCCCTTTGCTTCTGGGTCTTCTTCCCTAACTAAAACCTCTATTGCATCAGGAAGTGGGTCTGCTGTTCCGTTTTTAATCCACACAGCCCGTAGCTTTGGGTCAGTTGAGACGCGAGTTCTCACATAAGCATTTGATACCTCAAAGTGATCTGCAACCTTTTGGTAATTACCTTTGAGGTCAGACATAGCTTTACCCAATAACTCTGTACTAATTTTGTGACTTTTTGGCATTTTCTAAGATTTTTATTAAAGGGAGATATGTTTCCTCCCAGTTTCCTGATTGCTTCAAATAACTAAATTTACCAGAGCTGCGAGTATATGCTCTTGCTCTATTGCGATCATAGCAATCAAAGGGATCAAAGTTGCATCCTTTGCAAAATGCTTTGATATCAGGGATAACAATAGAATCCCACGAAACTTGCCTGCTTATCTTTCGGACACTGACAACAGGAAGCTCTGCGATGACTGCGACCTCTTGGTCGGACATCGCCCTGACATGCTTAGGCGAAAACTGTTTTCTAGCTAATAGACGGACTAAAGCAGGTGGGTAATCACTTAGTATCTCCCACGGGCTCTTCCTTCCACTTTTGGACGTACTCATAGACTGGCTTCAATTGACCCCACCCCTTATCGGTGGTTCCGATAATGACCCTATCGTCACTATCACATCTTTTGCCAACTAGAATCCAGTCGTCGCAATACTCCCCAACAGTGGATTTAATTCTATCGTATAGATCAAATGCCTGGACTGTTTGTTTTGGTACTTTCTCATCCTCCATGGTTTTTAAGTTTGATGAAACCGAAGCTAATTG